GCGGCGAGTCTCGTCAGGTTCAGCACCTTGGCCTTGCCCTGGTCATCTAGTTTGAAGTTGATGTTGTACGATGTCGCCGTTGGCACGATGGTGATGATGTGAACGCCAGGATCCAGCGTGATCTCACTCAGGATGTCGGAGAGGCTGGACGTCGTTCCGACGCTCAGCTTGATCGGGCGTCGTTCGATCTCAAATCGAAACGTAGTTTGTGACGTGACGCCACTGGTGATTGGCACCGTCGCCTTGGCCTCTCCACCGGCAGTGGCCGTGAAAGTAACATTGACGCCAGCAACGGAAACCGAAGACCCGCCGGTCGATGTGTTATCGACAGGAGTGCCGACCGTAGCCGCGCCTCCGCTAAGAGCAACGTACGCGTCATCATCAACGAAACGGATCTCATTATCGCTGAACTCCATCGCGCGGGTTTGGTTGGTGTTGAACACGAACGGGCGAACGATGGCGGCAGTGGCAGTGAGCGTGCCGAGATACTGAGTGCCGGTCACCTTACTCATCGAGCCGCGCATGCTCGGCCAGAAGTTCTCCATGATCTCCGCAGTAGTCGGATACATTTCAAGCTCTACGCGCGCGAGAGCTTCCTTTCCGATCTCTCCACCGGAAAAGCTTGTGATCGCTACGTTGGGCATTAGCCGTCAGTCCTATAGCGAGCGCCACTGCGGCGCGACCTAGCCCACGTTCCGGTGGGGTTGCGCCTGAAAGGCTTCTCTGCCGCGTCGGTGCTCTTGGCGCTCTTCAGCACATCTTTGGCGTGGAGCTTCGCGTCGTTGCGCGCGCCGCGATCTCGCGATGAGACTGGCAAGCACTGGAACGCCAGCTCAGCCGAGACAGCGTCGGCGAACGTCTGCGGCCACGAGCCTTCTTTGATCAGATAGTCCGACGAGATGTACCACATATAGAGCGTGTCATAGTCGGCGTGGATCTTGCCGTCACCGACATCGTACTCGTGCCACTCATCATCTTCGTCATCGCCCGTGTTGTTGATGAAGCAGATCTTCAAGCACTTGGCCGGTCGATTGAAGGAGTACTCGTAACCGCCGCTCGCAGTTGGCAGTCTCTGCAGCTGCTCCATCACACGCGCGAACTTCCACGGGTGCTTCTCAAGCAGAGTTTTCACGACCGATGGATAGCGGGCGACGATGCGCTTCACCCAGGTCGATGTGTCTGCCGGGCCTGCCGCAGGCGGCTGACCCATCAAGACGAGAGCGCCGTTCAGGACATCAACTTTGGTTGCCATCGTCGCCCCCTATGTTAGCGGCCTTCGAACTCGCTTGCGCGCGCCGCAGCTTCTTCCTGTGAAGCGAAACCACCATCGACATCGACGTTGTCTTCGATCTTCACGATGCACCATTTCGCCAGACCGCCGCGCCACTCGAAACGAAAGCCAGCTGGCGGCTTTGCTTGATAGCTCTGCCGCATGTTGGCGAACTCGCGCAGACGAACTTGGGAGAGTGCGGGCAGCGTCGCCATGACACGAACGCGCGTGAACCAGAGACCGCTCTCGGGCTCGATGTCGATCACGTCACCCGGCTTGAGACCGCCATGCGAGATCTGCAGAGCGCCAAAGTAGTGGTGACTGGTGACGTCTTCGACCGTGTGATCGTGTGGCACGCGAGCGTACCAAGTGCCGCGACCGCCGGGCGCGATGCTCTCGTTCTCAAGAAACAGAGCGCCTTTCGGGCAGCGATTGAAAGGCTTCGGGGCTTCTGGTTGTGCGCGCTCGATGGGAGCAGAGCGCCGCGTCGGCGCTTGGGTTTGGCCTGCGTCGGTCATGGGTTTCTCCTAAGGCAAATGGGGCTCGGTTTCCCGAACCCCATCGCCTTTGCCACCGTTCCAGGCCGAAGGCCAGACTTAGGTGTTGGCGACCGAGATCGCCGTGCCGTCGGCCAAGTCAGCCGCGCCTGCGGTCGAGATGCCCATGACGTACATGATCGTGCCGCCAAGCAAGATGTTGGCCACACCAGCCGCCGATTTCACTTCGCTATCGGCGACCGGGACGGTCGTCGTCCAGCGACGGTGAATGACGATGTCACCTTTGCGCATGCCCTTGGTGAGGGCGTCAGTGATGTAGCCAGCTGCGTACACAGTCGCGACCGCGTCGGGGGTGTCATAGACCCACAGACCGCCGCCAACCTCACCACCCAGATCGAGAACCTTGCGAAGGTCCGCTGCAACATAAGCCATTTGGAATGTTCCTTTTGAAAGAGGCGCTCGCGGCCAGTGCGACCGCGAGCGTTATGCGCTGAAGGGTTATGCGAAGGCGGCGGTGTCGTCGTGATAGAACTCAACGATGCCGCGCGTGAGGATGGTTTTGGCGACGTGGGCCACTTTGTACCAGCACTCGAAACGATCTTCCGGCTCGTAGAAGTACGGGTGGCTTTCCGGCTCGCCGCTGATCTGGTGACCCAGAGCAGACTTGTGCCACATGTACATGCGACAGGCGGCAGTGCCCTTGCCGGTGAGCCCGTTGTGCGGGATCCAGTTCACACCCTGCCAACGCAGAACCTTGGTCGCAGGCGCATCCGGCATGATCCTCATGTCAACGAAGTCGGCGCTCTTGAACTCGTTGATGCGCTGCATCTGCAGCGCAGCACGGATCGAGATGACCGCGAAGATCTCGCCGTCGCCGAACGGCACATCCGCTTCAAGCAAGAAGCTCATCCAGTGGTTCACACGAGCGAGTGTCGAGAGCGACACTGCTTGGTTAGACGCACCGTCGGTCGTGGCCGTGATGTTGGTGTGCGACGCATCCATCGCATCGATGATGACCTGATCGATGCTGCGGTTGATCGTGCCGATGCCGCGCTTCGACATCGCGGAGCGGACGTTCGGGTTGTTGCGGAACTCATCGAACGAGTCGATGCGGTACTTTTTGAAAACCTCAGACGCGCTGGCGCTGACTTGCGACAGGCCGAGTTCAGAGATCGGGATCGAGCCGTTACGACCACGCGTATTGGCGGTGTCGCCTGGATCGACCACGTCCCATTTCACGGTGTCGCCGCGCTGCAGGCCGTCGGAGCGAACGCCGAGACGCAGCTTCGCTACATCGCGCTCGAAATCGAACTTGAACTCGTCATTGTACATCGTGCGAAAAGTCGCATCGACCGTGGAAACAGCCATATCAGTCCATCCTTAATGGGCGCGCCGAGGCGCGTTGTCGTGCTTTTGGGAATGGCGATACCGGACGCCCTGGTTGTCACCGCTCACAGCGGGATCAGGGCGGAACCTCTGGCTCTGAGCTTGCAGATCGACAAAGCGGTTGTCTGCTGGGGCCGGATCGGCACGGGGATCGCCTCCCGTGCCGCCGCCCGGTGCGCTTTAACGCACCCACGTCGTCCTATTATGAGCGGCCCTTGTTGCGCGCAAGCCCCGCCGTCAATCTTTCCAGCTCGCCGCCAGGCTTGGACAGCTCGGCATACTGCCTCTGCTCCGCGCCGGTCCCGGTGCGCAGCCTGTGGATCTCGGCGATCCGTTTGGCCGGATCAAAGTCGGTCTTGCCGGTGGCCGCAGCCAGGAAGTACGGATCCTCGACGTGCTGCAGGCCGATCTGGGCGAACATCCGCTGGACGAGCGGGTGATCGAAGAGGGCGTGGCCGCTCTCCAGCTTCATGCCCATGAAGCGCTCAAACTCGGCCTCGTCATCGACCGGGAAAAACTTCTTCGCACCGGCAATGCCGAGTGCGATCTTGTTGTCGTAGGCAGCATCACCCCAGAGCTGACGCATCTCGCGCTCGGTCTCAAGCGCCAGATCCGCAGCGGTCTCTTCGCTCTTCACCGCCGCGTCAGCGCTCATCTCGTAGTAAAGCTGGTGAGCAAAGTTCACGATGTCGTTCGGTTTCGCGCCTTTGCCTAAAGCCTCATGCACGCGGTTCGTGATGTTGGTCAGCGCGCTCTTGTCGTAGTCGGTGGGCTCGTATCCTTTCGGTGGCGCTGCCGTGATCTTGTAATCTTCCACCTTCTCGGGGAGACCGATGGCCTTGTTGTAGGCGGCGAGTTCTTCCGGCGTCGCGTTGGCGTCGGGGATCTTAACCTTGCCGCCTTCAGTCAGCTTCGCCTGCGCACTCTGCCACGCTTTGAAAGCCTGCTGCGGATCCGCAAAGCGATTGAGAAACTCAAGCGCCTTCGTGTCGTCACCGGCCATCGCCTTCTTGAACGTCTCCCAGTCGCCGGTCGGCGCATTGAGACGGGCGAACATCGCGTCCTCAGTCTCGAAAGCCTTCAGTTGCTCAAGCCGCTCGGTGTTGTCGCCGACAAACTTGGTGCGCCAGTCGTCGCCAGTGGGGGCCGGTGGCGGCGCAACCGGCGGGGGCGGCGGCGCGACTGGCGGCGACAATGGCGGCGGCGGCGGTGGCGGTGAGCTGTTATCGACCGGCGGCTGAAGCGCGGATCCACCGCCGCCCATTCCGCCGCCGTCGTT